ACTCAAGTACAGTAAGTGTACACGATGCTGGAACAAATGTAGACATGGCTGCTTTCCCTGCAGATGCTTGTACTGCAATTGCTGCTACTAATGGTGCTATTGAACTTACTTTTGCTGATACTGGTAAGCTAATTCCTTCTTCTCTTTCAAACGGTGGTGATGATGAGGTAGATTTAGGTCTTGAAGCTACATTAGTTACTTTAACAGTTGCTAACGCTAGTATACCTGCAGTAATGAAAGACCTAATCAGAGTAATAAACAGAGCTCCTCATGGAGATGGTTTGTTATTATTTGATGAGGTAAATAGTGTATACCCTGGTGATTTAACTGCTGACTTAATCACTGCGATAGCTATTGCAAGAACTACTACTTCGGTAGCTGTAACTGCTGCATAGTCTAAATGCGACTAACCGCGCAGGATCTGCGTGATATGAATATCCTTAAGTATTACAGGCTCACTAGAAAGTGGGTCTGTAAAACTTACGGGTTAAAAGATGCAGATTTAGAATTATTAATTTATTTAGATTGTAAAGGAAGATTTACACGAAACGATTTTATCAACGGAGTTTATACATATTCGTGGGATAAAGCAAGATGGGACAGATTAAGAAACGAAGGTTGGATCGATGTATGGAGACACAGAAACAGAACAACTATAATGTACTCTGTATTTAAAACCTCGTGGAAATGCTCTCAAATGATAAGTAGGATATATCGTATCCTATTAGGTGAGGAAGACTTACCCACTTCAGAACGAAGTGTATTTTATAAAAATAAATCATATACAGATAAAGTTTATAATAAAGCTATAGATGATATGATAAAAGATAAAGATAGATAATGGGATTTAAACTAGGTAAACAAAGAGGTAATTACGCTGTTGGTGGTGTTATCAAAAACAAAATGCGTTTTGGTAAACAAGCCGGTGATGATGGCTCTGTACCTGGTACACCTGTTATTAGAGTACCACTAGAAGAAGGCGTTATGGGTGAGGCTAATATGGATGGTACTATATATGTCAACAATAATATAATGCCTGGTAGTGAAGAAGACAAACAAGTTATAAATCACGAAATGAGACATGCTACAGATATGAAACTTGGCAAACTAGCTTATGATGATAACAGTGTAACTTATAACGGTGAGGTATTTTTAAGAGAAACTATAAATGGTAAAGATATGATTAAAGTAGATGGTGAATGGAAAGAGGCTGGTGACACTGGTTTTCCATGGGAAGATGACGCTAACAACGGTAACGATCATGGAAGTATTTAAAGATAACAACGACTGGAACGAAAAATCTATAGTAGGATTTATTGCATTTGCAATAATGTGTTTAATTATGATAGTAGATCTTATAACTGGTTGGTTAGGAAGAGATCTAATGATTAATGAATTTGTATACGACTCATTTGTATTAGTAGTTCTTGGTTGTTTTGGTATTAGTGGTTTAGAAAAGTTTGCAAAAAAATAAAATTAAATTATGTTAGGAAAATTATTATCAGGAGGAGCAGCTGATTTAGTAAAAGGAGTGGGAGGAGTAATAGATAACTTACATACATCTGCTGAAGAAAAACTAGAAGCAGAAAGAAAAATAAAAGAATTAATTGCTAACTACGAAGTTGAAATGGAAAAAAACATTACATCTCGTTGGGAAGCAGATTTAAAATCAGACTCGTGGTTAAGTAAAAATGTTAGACCATTAGTTTTAATATTTTTAATAGTATGCACCATGCTATTAATATTTATAGATGCAGGTGCATTAAAGTTTGAAGTTAAATCATCGTGGGTTGATTTACTTCAATTAGTATTAATAACTGTGATCGGCGCTTATTTTGGTGGTCGATCATTTGAAAAAGTAAAAAAATAAAATTATGGCATATAATGCAGCACAAATAGATTTTGGACAAGCTGGTGGAGCTTACTTAGATGATACAGGTGCTTTTACACCTCCAACAGGAAAAGTAATAGTAGGTATTAATGTAGTAGCAGCAAATACAAGTTTTACAACATTAACACCAGCAAACGATACAGGTAGTAATACATACCATATTGGAACAGCGGTAACAGCAGGCGCAACAGGTAACGGTGCTAATGCTGAGGCCATAGCTTCTGGAGACAACTTTCCAGCTGGACAATGGATATATGGTAGATTTTCTGCTTGTACGCTAGCAGATGGAGCAGTATTCTTATACTTTGCTCAAGAATAAAACAAATTAAATTAACTTAAATTAAATAAAATTATGGCAACAACAAAAGTAAAAGGTACAAGTAAAAAAATTAAAGAACTTAAAGGCATAGAAGATATTAGACCTGAAAAAATAACTGACGAACAACTAGAAAAAGTCCAAAGTGTTATAAACGAAATAAATAGAGCGCAAATGGAGCTAGGTCAAATGGAAACTAAAAAACACGCAGTGTTACACCATATCTCTTCACTACAAGAAACTGTTGGTGAAATAAGAAAAGAGTTTGAAAAAGAATATGGTACAGCTGATGTTAATATACAAGATGGAATAATAAATTATCCAAAAGAAAATGGCGAAGTTAATAAGAAAGATTAGTATAGGTAAAGACTACAAGAACGACGCTATGCACTATGCTGTTGGCCAAGAAGTTTACGGTGGACATACTATTTGTGATATATTAGAAGAAGATGAAAAATATTCTATTTATATTAAAAAAAACAAAGACGTATTACCTTGGAAAGACTTTAATAAAAATATGGCTGTATCTATAGAATATAATCTGGAATACTAATGAGAAGTGTTTACAACTTTGTTGTAAAGCCAAAAGGAGAAAGATATAACAATACTAAAAAACTAGATGGTGGTGAATTAATTCTTAATACAGAAATTTATAATCATCAATACGTTAACAGAGAAGCTGTTGTTATATCAACACCTATAATTGGCGATACAGATATAAAACCTGGTGATACAGTTATAGTACACCATAATGTATTTCGTAGATGGCACAATGTAAAAGGTATCGAAAAAAATAGTAGAGCTTATTTTAATGAAGATACTTATTTTATAAACCACGATCAAATATTTTTATATAAAAGAGATAAAGAGTGGACAGCTCCAAAAGGTTATTGTTTTGTACAACCTTTAAAAGCCGTAAATCAATTTAATATTGAATCTGAAAAACCTTTACAAGGTATTGTAAAATATTCAGATGGTACAGTAAAAGTTAACGATCTAGTTGGTTTTAGACCAAGTAGTGAATATGAGTTTATAGTTGATGGCAAAAGACTATATAGAGTTTTATCTAATTTTATTACAATTAAATATGAATATCAAGGAGACGAAGAAGAATATAATCCAAGCTGGGCAGAAAGCAGTAGATGAGTTGATTAAAGTTGCTAAAGAACCAATTGTAGACTCAGTACGAGCAAGATTTAGTTAAAACTGTTGAGCCTATAAAGAAGACTACTATTAGTAGACTTAATAAAGGCAAAAAGTGGGAATACGGATATAATAAAGAACACGATATTATTGTATTGTCACATACTGGGCAAATAGGTGAAATAATAGAAATACAAGGTTTAGTTATTGCCTTACCAAAAGTGCCGAAAAATGTGTATAGCAACGATAAAAACAAATGGGTTAAGTTTGAACAACCGAAAGAATTAGAACGTCTAAAAAATATATTTGATTGGAGATCATATCCTGAAGACCAAAAAGAACAGTGGTATGATTATATAGATGAAGAGTTTAAAAGAAGAGAAGAAGGTTTTTGGTTTATGAATAATAGCAAACCAACCTATATAACAGGCACGCATTACATGTATTTACAATGGAGTAAAATAGATGTAGGCGCTCCTGACTTTAGAGAAGCTAATAGGTTGTTTTATATATTTTGGGAAGCTTGCAAAGCGGATAAAAGATGTTATGGTATGTGCTATCTAAAAAACAGAAGATCAGGGTTTTCGTTTATGTCATCTGCAGAAACAGTTAATTTAGCTACTCTTGCAAGTGATAGTAGATATGGGATACTTTCTAAAACAGGTGCTGATGCTAAAAAAATGTTTACAGATAAAGTTGTACCAATAAGTATAAATTATCCTTTCTTTTTTAAACCTATTCAAGATGGTATGGATAGGCCAAAATCAGAACTTGCATACAGAGTACCAGCTAGTAAGTTTACAAGAAAAAAAATAACAGCTAACGAAAAGCTAGAAGACATACAAGGATTAGATACGACTATTGATTGGAAAAATACAGGTGACAATAGTTATGATGGTGAAAAACTAGCCTTGCTAGTACACGATGAAAGCGGTAAGTGGGAAAGACCTGATAATATTTTAAACAACTGGAGAGTTACAAAAACTTGTTTAAGATTAGGTAGTAGAATAGTTGGTAAGTGTATGATGGGTTCAACATCAAACGCTTTAGATAAAGGAGGTGATAACTTTAAAAAATTATATA